CCGGTTCGGGCATTAACGTATTCGACAATTGCCTTCGCAACGAATACCCAATCGGCACCTGCGCTCCCGGCGCGGCGGGCCGCCTCGACTTCCACCTTAACGCAGCTTTCGTCCCGACATCACCCACTCCCTTCATCGGGGGCACACATCAGCTGAATAATCTTTTCGGCCTCCCCACCAGCGGGGCCACCAACGATGCGTATCTCGTCGGTGCGGCTGCGACTTGCATTGGAGGCTTCACCATTTGCACAGGCGTGGTCGGCAACACCTATCCCGCTGGCGTCTATACCCGCGCTACCAGTGGTAGCAACATCCTAGCTTACAATATCACCCCATTTAGCCCCGGAGCTATTGGCGCTGGCATCGCTCTCGGCGCCCAAATGCCGCCCGCCAATCACGCCCGCCAACCCTGGACCAGCCCGCCAAATATTGGCGCGTACTGACTTTGGTGCTAGACAGCACGTATGGCCAAGCGCGCATCGAAGATCAGGACTGACCCCGGCGAAACTCGCAAGCTCTCGCCTGCGGAAAAGAAGCTTGATCGCGCCGATGAATTGAGCGGCAAGAAGGACGTGAAGGAAGCCCTCCTTGATATTTTCAAGGACATAGAGAAGGGCTTCGAGCAGCAGGCCGATCGCTCCGACTCAAACATGGACTATTGGGATTGCTATAATTGCGAACTCAATAATAAGCAGTTTTATAACGGCACGTCGCAGATTTTTGTGCCCATCATCTACAATGCGGTGAACGCGCGAAAGACGCGCTTCGTTAATCAGCTCTTTCCGCAAAACGGTCGCTATGTTGAAGTGACGACAGGCGACGGCACGTTGCCGCAGACCGAAATGGCGCTTCTTGAGCACTACATTCGTCAGGGCAAGCTTCGGACTCGCGTGGCCCCTGCGCTTGCGAAGAACGGCGACATTGAAGGCCAGATGACGGTGCAGGTTACGTGGGAAGAAACGCGTCGACACGTCGTCTATAAACAACGCTCCAAGCCTGAGATTGACGAAGGTGTGGAAGATACCGAGGACATCGAGGACATCAAAGAGGAAGAGATCATCAACGGCGCCCCGCACGTCGAAGTGATCGCCGACAGTGATCTTTTGGTGCTCCCATTCACTGCGAACTCGATTGCGCAAGCGCTTGCGGAAGGCGGGAGCGTCACGACGCTTTGCCGGTGGACGAAGGCGAAGATCAAAAAGAAAATGAAGGAAGGGGATATCGACACGACGAATGCCGAGGCGCTGCTTGAGGAAATGAAAGACAACGCCAAGGATTCGGAGAAGCCCGATAAAGCGAAGGAAATGGTTGATGCTGCCGGAATCAAAGGCGACGGACGCGGCAAGTACGCTCTCATATACCGCACATGGACCATGCTCACGATCGATGGAGAGCGGCGAATTTGTCTTGCTTACTATGGAGGGAAAGACCGTATCCTTTCGTGCAAGCGTAACCCCTACTGGTCTGATCGGATCGATATTATTTCGGCCCCGACTGACAAGGTGGATGGTTCCTTCAAGGGTGTTTCCCGAGTTAAATTCGTAGCCGATCTTCAGTATCAGGCGAATGACGCCTGCAACGAGGGCATGGACTCAGCGGCTTACGCGCTCATGCCAATCGTGATGACCGATCCCGAGAAGAACCCGAAGACTGGTTCGATGGTGCTCGCGCTTGCGGCGGTTTGGGAAACTTCGCCAACTGACACTCAATTCGCCAAGTTTCCAGCTCTTTGGAAGGATGCGCTTGAGATCATCGCGGCGTGCAAGTCGGAAATTTTTCAGTCTCTCAGCGTCAACCCGGCGCAGATCACGCAAGCGGCAAACCCCAAGTCCAAGAAGCCGAGCCAAGCCGAAATTGCCAACGAGCAGCAGATTGACCTTTTGACGACGGCGGATGCTGTGACGATCATGGAAGACGAGATTTTCTCCCCCATGCTCGCCTTCATGCTTGAGCTTGACCATCAGTATCGCGACAAGGATTTGACCGTCCGTGAGTATGGTGAGACGGGCATGAAGGCGAATATGCAGGAAATCCCGCCGCTCTCGCTCAATAAGCTCTACGAGTTCCGTTGGTTCGGGGTTGAGGCCGCGCGCAACGCACAGCAGATGCAGCAGCAGATTGGCGCGATCAACGTTCTCAAGACCGTACCTCCACAAATGTATCAGGGTTACAAGCTCGATTTAGGGCCGGTACTCTCACAGATGATGGAAAACCTTTTCGGCCCGCGGCTTGCGCCGCTGACCTTTAAGGACATGAGGAAAGAGTTGTCTTTCGAGCCTCAGGAGGAAGACAAGGTTCTAGCGGAGGGGTTTCTGACCCCGGTGCATCCGCAAGATGACCATATGAAGCACATTCAGGATCATATGCAGGCCGCGCGGATGGGCGATCCGGGGGGCGCTTTCAAGGTCCATATCATGGCGCACCTTCAGGCGCTCGAAGCCATGCAAATGCAGAGCGCGCCAATGGGCTCAGGAGCCCCGCCAGCGGGCGCGGGCGGCGGCGGGGGCGGCCCCCGCCCCGGAGCAATGCCCGCCCAAGGGCGGCCCGCGCAGCAGCCCCCAGGGGCTATCCACGCTGACCAGATGAAAGACCCTCAAGCCGCTCCGAGGGTCCAGTGAACCGTGACAGGTTCTTCCCTGCGATTCGCGCGTCCGTGTTTCGCGGGTTTTTGAACCAGGGGCAGGTTGACGGCCTCAACGATATCCTCGACGCTTATGAACTTGAGCATCCGGTAGTTCTTGACTACCGCCCGCTCGCTTACATGCTGGCGACGGCTTTTCATGAGACGGCGGCGACCATGCAACCGATCGAGGAATACGGCAAAGGTCGCGGGCTCGCTTATGGGCGCCCGTTTAACGGGCGAGTTTACTATGGGCGCGGTTATGTCCAGTTGACGTGGCTAGCGAACTACCAAGCCATGTCATCGATCGTTGGCGTTGATCTTGTTACCAATCCAGAGCGGGCGCTTGTACCGAGCATCGCATTCAAGATCATGTCTTACGGCATGGAGAACGGGGTTTTCACCGGGCACAAGCTCGCGGACTACATCACGCCTACAAAAACTGACTTTTTCAATTGTCGCCGCATCATCAATGGCGTAGACCGAGCTGCGATGATCGCGGATTATGCGCAGGACTTTTTGCAAGGGCTAGACGCATGAGCAAGTTTCAGATCGACCCAAAGATACAGATGGCGGTTGCTTTTTTCGTGGGGGCGATTTCGTTTCTCGCGAGTTCTGCGCTGCCTTCGTCGGTGTCGCCCGAAGCGCAAAAAGCCATCCACGATTGGGCGTCCCTGTTCAATCAGTTTTACATCATCGTGGTGACTCCGTTGATGTTGGCATATACCAACTCAAACCCCGGCCCGCTGGCTCCCCCAGATGCGCCGAGTGTCGTAGCCGCGAAGACGCAAGCGGATGCGCTTGTTGTCAAGGATGCAAAGGACGTGAAGCCATGAAACTCTTGTTCGCACTACCACTCTTGATCCCGCTCGCGGGGTGTCAGACCACGTTGCAGAATCTCACCCCGGCGCAAGATGCTGCGCTCGCCTGCCTTGGTGCGCAGGCGGGGTCTGCCATCGCGGCGACTTCCCTGAAGCCAAACACGGCGGCGGCGGTCGCGGCGAACGGGCAGGTATTATGCACAACTGCAACGGGCGTCGCTTCGATTGTTGGAACCAAGTAAGTGACGAATCCCCAGGATTCAGGTAACTTCTTTGCCTCCTGGGGATTCGTGGAGTTCGCAGTGGCGGCGGCCTGGACGGTTGTTACGGGGTTAGCTGGCTTTGTTTATCGGCTGACCATGCGCGTTGGGATGCTTGAAGACGGCGCAGAGCTACGTGAAGTGAATACCGAGCGCCGACACAAAGAAAATCTTGCCGCGTGGGATCGTATCGATAACCGTGTGGCGCAACTCACCGCGCGGCTAGATGGGGTTGTCGATCGAGGCCAGAACGGGGGGATTAGAAGATATTGACGACATGAAAAAAGCATCGTAAGCAAACAGGTGTTTTCGACTTGTGGCCGTAAGTCACTGTTCGAGTAGCGACCGTTAGCCGCTTGGAGACGAGGAAATGGCAAAAGATCCGAAGGACCCTAACGACGATGAAGAAATCCTCGAAGAAAATGCCGAAGATGCCGGACTCGATGACGACGAAGGCGGGGATGAAGCCGAAGCAGGGCAAGAATCTGAAGATGCTTCGTCCGAAGAAGGGCAGGTAGAAGAGCCGCAATCGCGCGGCGAGCGCAGGTTTCAGAAGCTTTCCACCACGGCGCGCGAGGCCGCCGCCAAGGCGCAAGCTTTAGAAGTTGAGGTCGCGCAGCTTAGGGCCGAACGCGCACAGCGCGAAGCCCAGGCGGCGCAGCCGAAGGAACCCACCCCGGAAGAGGAAGCCGCAAAGCTTGCTCTGATGACGGTGGAAGAGAGGGTCGATTATCGGCTTGAGAAGGCTGAGAAGCGGCACCAACGCGAGATTGCCTTGACGCGGTTTCAGGCGGCGGACATGGCGGACCGGGCGGCGTATGAATCGAAGGCGGCGGCAAATCCGAGGTACAAGCGTTACGCGAAGGAAGTTGAAGACCTATTGGCTTCGGAGCGTCGTGCAGGGCGCGACTTTCCTCGCGAAACAGTGCTTCGGTTTGTGCTGGGGGGAAAGGTTCTTGACGGGGGTCCGACGCGCGACAAGGCGGCGGCGGCAGGCAAGGAGCGTATTCGGGGTCAGCAAGCGCGGGCCGATTCGGGGCGCAGCGATCGTGCGGCGCCACAAAGAGGCAGGGGTTCCGGCGATAGCGTCGAAGCTCTTGAAAAGCGTCTTGCGGGGCAATTCATCTAAGCTTGGCGGCTGTTCGCTAGGCTAACACAAGGCGAACGGCAATGCCCATCAATCAGTCTGGCGCTTTTCAGGCAGATGTTGTCACATATATTGCGAAGACGACGCTCCCTCTCGCGAGGCGTCGGTTGGTGGTTTACCAGTTTGGCGACCCCCTAGAGCTGCCCAAGGGCAACGGGGTCGTCTATCAGGCGGCTCGCTGGAACCGGGTTCCGCTGCCTTACGCGCCTCTCTCCGAAGGCGTTCCGCCCATCGGACAGACCATGACGGTCACGATGGTTTCGGCCACGGTGCTTCAGTGGGGCGACAAGATCACGCTCACTGACATCGCGGAAATGACGATCTTCCACCCGATGTTCAAGATCGCCAAAGAGCTTTGCGCGCTCGCCGTTGGCGAGACATTCGAGCGCAACACGTTCAACAATCTACAGGGCGGGACACAGGTCAATACGGTCAATTCGCGCGGCTCGCGATTCCTGCTTCAAGCAGGCGACGTGATGAACCTGCACGAGATCAACCGTATGTATGCGGCGCTGGCGACCCTTGGCGCCCCCCGGTTCATGGGCGATGAACAGACCGACACGAAGCTTGAAGCGGAAGCGGGCGGCGCGCGTGCCTCCGCCGACCCCCGTGGTATCCCGCACTACACTTGCGTTGCGCATGATCTCGCCTCGCAGGACTTGCGAGAGAACTCCACCTTCGTTCTGGCGTCGTCCTACAGCGATATCAACAAGCTCTATAATGCCGAGATCGGCGAGCTTGGAGGTGTCCGGTTCACGACCACAAACATGGTCCCGACATGGACCGGCTTCGCGCAGCTCTCGGGCACACCGGGCAGTTCGGGCGCCCTTGCCGCGAACACGTACTTCATCATCGTCACGGGGTCCGACACACAGAACCAGTACGAGTCCTATCTCACACAGGTTTCGGCTGGCATCACGACAACGGGGTCCAACGGTTCAATCACCGTGACCACGCCAAACGTTGCGGGCTTCACCTGGAACGTCTACATCGGCACTTCGACCACGCCGGTTAATCTCGGACTCTGCCCGGCCTTCGGTCCATCACAAGGCCCGCTGGCAGGGCAGGCAACACAGCTCCCCGGCAATACGGCAGTCACGATCACAGGCATTGGCGTATCGCAGGCTCCGCCCGCGCCAGCGCCTACCGGGCAGACCGTTTACCCCTGGTACGTCTTCGGTCGCGGGGCTTACGGGCAGGTCAAGCTTGACGATATCAAGTGGTCCTACCTCGTGGACGGCGATAAGTCCGACCCGCTCAATCAGTTGCGCGTCGTGGGTTGGAAGGTGATGTACGGAACTATACTTTTAAACGTTCAGTTCATGGGACGCATTGAAAGCACGTCGGCCTTTAGCGCG